CTGCAATCGGATCTATAACTGAATATAATTCTATAAAGGCCCTCTTGGTCGCATCAGATATTATATTTACATCTGCCGCTAGAGTTCCATAAGCATCATGCACCATAGAAAATGATGTGATCCCTTGCTGCGAGGCATTATGAATTGTAAGCCACATAGCGTTACTATCCATGTTATGAATAAAGTTAGGAGATATACCTGTGCCTTGTCTTCTCTTATCAATTTTATCGGTATGAGATTTTATACGAATCCGGCCCATCATCTTAGTTCTAACTACTGTGTCCTTCTGAGAATAATAAGCCTGTTTCACCGGAAACCCTAAAGGTGATAACCAATAGACTGGCATGTTTAGCTGTGCAATTAATCTTGCTATTGATTGTAACCAACTCATAGCCTCAGATGCTTTACTCACAGTATCTCCTATAGAGTCATAAATCATATGAGCTAAAAACATATTAGCTCTAGATCTATTAATAAAAGGCGGTACATCACCTTTATCAATTCTTGATTCAACATACTCATCTACAAAATCTATACATGAATATCTGGTACCACCATAAGGTAATACCATCACTGCTCTTTTAGTAGCTTTCCTGTCTATTCCAAAATCTAACCATTGTTTAGCTAATGGATCATCTGATTGATTTAATTTGACCAAAACTTTATCACATACTATTTGGTAAATATCATTTGGTTTATCAGATGGGACTAAGTTTGTAGCTGTACCACCTTCTTTATCTCTAAACATTGCAGAAAAATGTTGCAATCCATTGGAAGATCCATCTATAAAAACTGGTAAATTTGATTCGTAAGTTAAGCCATGTGTATTAACTTTATCAAATTCCATACAAGCAGCTAAAAACTGCCATGGTTTATCCGCATGTTGCCAGAAGTGGTTAACATGAGGATTTTGAGAACACTCTAAGATTTCTTTTTTATGATCTGTAACCCACTGCACCCGATCATCTAAACTAATTTTATCTCCACCATAGGTATTAGCTAAATGAATACATAACCATCTAAAGCCTGATTCACCTATTGGTTTTTTCTCAGCGAAAGTTAAAAGAGATTTTGCTAGGTCAGTACCTTGAGGATTTAAGTAAGGTGGTATGTAATACATTCTAGATCTAAAGTCTAAGTTACATGGAAATCCAATCTGTTCTTCTGTTTCAAATTTTTTAGCTATCTGTATAATTTTAGCAGTCGTTAATCTTTTGGATCTTCTTTTAGTATTAATTGCATGAGTAATCGTTGCCTGGGCCTTCCACTTTTTTCTAGACTCCAAGTTCGTTGCTATATCATGAGGTTTATTTGGTAGATCAAGGCATTTACTAGTAATAATCGTTGATCCTAGATTAAATTCATCATGATCAAAGATTGTATCAGCAACCTGTAATACAGATGTATTAATTTTATACATAGTATCTTGTACTTTGTTTATCCCTTCAATGATTGTAGGCATATCTGCATTTGATAAATCTTCTAAGAAATTTCTATGTGCTGATACATTATGGCCACTAACTAACATTATAGGATTTCTAAGTTTAGTATAATATCCACCACCTACTGACATGCCTTCCTTCCATCTCTTAGGCCTTATGATTGTAGGTAAAAACTCTGGATCTAAATATTCATTTAAACCATGAACATCCTTAATCCAATCCATAATCTTAGCAGTTGGTGAAATGTAATAAACATCTCTATGTTTTTTCCTAATCTTCTGTTCAAAACAAAACCCTGTTGCCTGTATAAATATTTTAAGACACGTTGAACCTACATGTAATTTATCCTGCTCAGTCCAACTAGACCATTTAAAATTATCTTTTTTAGATTGTTGTAATTGCTTGTTCCTTCTATAACCATAATGCGAGGTACGTTTATTTAGATCCTTATTGACAATATCAAATAATGCCTTGTTATGATCTTCATAGGCCTTGAAGTAAGCCTCATCTTCTAGGCAACCACCAAGTTTAATACAAGCACTGGTTCTTTTTCTAGTAATTGAAATAGAATCTATGATCCTTTTGATAGCAATAACTGCTACAGCTTTAGCATCCATCCCTATCAATAATTTATGCGCCCTTAACTTAGGCCCCTTACGTTCAAATCCAAATTCTTTAATCATCTCAGTGATATAAACATCAAAAGATCTCTTCAATAAACTCTTTCCATGTGTAGTCAGAGATTCATTGCCTGAGTCTATTGATTGTTGTTGTTTTTTATCGTATCTACGTTTGCCTCGATTAAGCATTTCAGCCTCAAGTTCTAACTGTTTTTCCATAAGATCTTTACGACCTGAGAAGTTTAAGTCACCGAGTTTAGTCACCATAATGTTACCCCAGAGTTTCTAATACACCCATGTATTGTTAGTTATTCTGGTGAGTTATGATGATTAATAGAGACTGTTCCATGAGTGGATTTATCCCCTGTAGAGATTTTAAGTCTTTTGTAAGTCATCATAACACACCTGTAAGTCAATATTTCCGCCATTCCTGTTTTATTAAAAGTCACCCAATGGCACCTTTGGTCACTGCTTTGGTCACTCATTTTATTGTAAGTTATCCAATACATTTCTAGCCTGTAAAAAATTCTCAGGATTTAAATGAGCATACCTCAAAGTCATCTTAATTGTTTTATGACCAAGCCATGCCTGTACCACTTGAATCTGAATACCTCTCTGTACTAACCTAGATGCACATGTGTGTCTGGTCATATGAAATGTAAACTCCTTATCATTTTCAAGGCCCATTTTTAATCTACCAAAATTCCAAGCACTTCTCATAAGTTCATCACTCATATGTATGAATGGTCTATCACCTCTTCGCATAAGAATTGCTTTAGATCTTTTTGTTAATGGAATAGATCTAACAAGTTCATTTTTAGTTGCCTTGCAAATGAGCAAGTCAGCTTTCAAATCTGTTGTAATATTTATTCTTTTAAGTTCTGATTTTCTTAAACCTGTGTCACATGCAACAGTTACCATATCTATAAGATTATGATGTCCACCAGACTTTAAGTAATTACAAAATAGATCCTGTTCATCTTGAGTAAACCATCTGATATTACCAGAGCCTTCTTTTAACCATTCTATATCCGGCTTAGATTTTATGTAATTCCGCTTATAGGCATAAGTTAAAAGTTTAGAGATCACTGCAAGTTTACGATTGCAAGTTCCATTACTGTTACCTCTAGATTTTTCAGATATAATCATGTTCTCAATGTGATCTATTTCTATTTCTGAAACTTTTAAATTAGGCCCAATTATACCGACTGCATAAACAGCTTTATTAAACTCTTTTGGATCAGTATAAGTATATTTAATTTTAGATAATACATCAGTTAATGTCATCTGCTTTGCTGCTTTATCAAATTGACTAACTATATTATCCCAAGATTTACCCATGCTTAATTCTTTTAAACATAGTTGCTCATTTATAATTGCATCTTGTTCGGAACCTACAATCTGAGTTCGGTATCTCTTTCCACCAAAGCGCACATCTATTGTATATCCTTTATTTCTTTTTCTGTATGACATGCTATATTACTCCTAGTAGTGATTGATGCCTGGGTGATGGAATTGGTAGACATATAGGACTTAAAATCCTAGGTTCGTATGAACGTGCGGGTTCGAGTCCCGCCCTAGGTATCACATATACATCTACCGAATAAATAATTATTGTTTCCATCTACTTTCTAATTCCGCAAAAAACATGAACCCTTTAGGTGTGAGATAAACCAATTTTCTTCTACGTTCCTGTGGATCCTCTCTAGATCCTAATAGACCAGCACCCTTAGATTGGTGTCTGTTGATCTTTGAAAAAAAAGATACGTTACGACTTACACTGGCCTGGCTTAATCCTAAAGCCTCGCCAAGTTCTGCCATTGGTATATCTTTTTTATCGTGCATTGCTACAAATAAATATGTTTGGATGGTCTGAGCTTGGATTTCATTTTCTAGATTTCTAAAAACTGTCATGAAATCAAACATACTCTTTCCACTTTTACTTAAATTATTCATTACCCTAACCTCTAGTTGTATTCTGAATACCCATATTAATATAAATGTTTACTCCGATATTCAGTTCATAATATATTAGCTACTTTGCATGATAAATCCACTCATAATAGGTATTTTTCTTCTGTTCAGCCTCGAATAATTACTATCCGAGACCTTACACACAAGTTTACACAATGTAACATTTACATTATTGTTATATTTGTAGTCCAATTCAAACCACCACATGCTGATTTGTTCCACTTATTGCTGCTAAAACTTCTTTAGTCAATACAACTGTACCAACCTTATCTATTTCAGCATCATCAACCTGACTACTTCTGGACTGGTTCATAATTCTTATTAATTTCTGATCAAAGTTTCTATTTTGAATTTTATCTTTTAAATATACAAAAATCTTACA